CAACTGTTGGAGCGTCTGTTGCGAAAATAATTGCAGGAGTGAGGAAGAAAGGATTTTCACGTCACCGTGACTATGCTAAAATTTGCTTCCTCATTGATGCTAATTATGAAGCCTTGCTTAAAATGCCAATGATGACCACATCAACTGGTAATATTTATAGTAAGAAAGGGGGTTTGTCAACTGGGCATTCATCTACATCAACTGACAATTCTTTGGCGGTGACAATTTATTACCTAGCTGCTTGGAAGGCCATCACAGGCCTTTCAGCTCATGAGTTCCGCCACTATTGCAAGTTGAGCAATTATGGTGATGATCATTTGTTGTCTTGGCACAAAGCTGCCCCACCAACATGGAACTCTGCCAATATAATCAAGACTATGTCGCGATTTGGTGTTGGCATTAGGGATGAGGAGCCATCACACGTGTTGTCACGGATGACCTTCCTTGCAAAAGGATGGCGTAGACCAACTGGAGCTGATATTGCTGCCTTCATTCTTGCCGGGGTTGCCGTGCCCGGATGGGTTGTTTTTCATGATGTTAACAAGCTCGTCAAAAAGGCCTATGCACCATCAAAAGATGCAAAAGTTGACAGGGACTATCGCATTAAAAGGCTTGTTTCTTATTTATATTTATGTGCGCATCACCCTGATGTGTACGAGAAGATTGTTGCTTCCATTGAGGAAGTGCGCATCACCAATAAAGGTAAAGTAATGCGTTTGGCAGTGCACGTGCCATCGTACAATGAGGTGCTTGCCAAGTGGTATAATCCGGAGTCAGTTATATCCGAGGAAGATGTTGAGGACCCAGGCGAACAAATTCTTGATTATAGTATGGACGGTATTGCTGACACTGTAGTAAACATTTTGTCAGTCATACCTGATTTCCTGAACCCAGCAATTTACAATATGGGCTACACCAACCACTTGATCAGCCTTTTCCGGCGTCAGCTCTCATGGCCTGTTCATTTGATCAAGATAGCTAACTCAGCATTTGGACCAGCTGAGGTTGTTGCCTTAATAAGGAAAACCCCATATGACTTCTTGGCCGACTCAGCTGCAATTATGTCATCGCCAAGAGAACACTCACCCGGTGGGCTTTTGCTAAGGCATTGGTTGTTTTGTCTGTTGTGCAACCACTCAGAGTCAACCTATTTGGGCAATGTGTTGACACATGTTGACAAGAAAATAGCATCCTTTAATTTTATATTGAATGGACATGTGCAAACTATCG